CCCTCCCTGCGCCTATTGAGACTACTCAGGCGCAATGCCTTACGTATAATAGTTATTATGGGGCCTATATTAGTCTTCCACTATTTCCGGTCTCGTTACTGTCTCAGTAAGACAGGGGGCGGGGGGATTCGGCCCGTCTTTGGCTTGAAAGTATCAATTGGTCCACTCCACCTTTAAAAAAAATATCGACATCAGGGCGCTGGTGTATCCCTTACATAAGTTTATGGGTGTTCAATTTTTAAAAAAATCCTACGTGTGAGCCCCGGAGAATTCAGGTGTCCGAAATACGGGAAACAATTTGACACAAAACACATTTCCCCTAAAGTGTAGGTTCTATGGTAACTACATCTATAGGGGCTACGGGAGACGAGGTTCAGGAGTTCAAGCCTATTGCGGGCTTTGAGAGTAGGTATCTGATCGGGAGTCTAGGGGATGTTGTGAGCGTGGTTTATGGGCGCGAGAAAAAGCGCAATGTTACGACTGGACGCGATGGCTACGTGCGTGTTGTGCTTACTGATGGCAAGGGAGGGATGTTTACTAGATACGTGCATCGCTTGGTATCGGAGGCATTTATCCCGAATCCAGAGGGGTTGTCTGACGTTAACCACAAGGATATGGATAAGCGCAATAACTGTGTTCAGAACTTGGAGTGGGTAAGCCATAGGGATAATCTCATGAAGGCTATTGCGATTAAGGGAGATTGGAGGGCGGAGGCGGCATCTCGGAAGCTATCTAAGGCCGTAGTGGCGCAGGATGTCCAAAGCGGCGAGGAATGGGAGTTTGCTTCAGCTAGGGCTTGGGCTGTTAGTAACGGGAATGCCAATATGGCTGCGAATATCTGCCGCGCGATTCAGACGGGGAGGTCCGCGTATGGGTATTACTGGAGGTTCAAGGGCGCGGATGAGGCGCTGCCTAGGAACACGAATTCTATGCCTGTGCATCGCGACGCTAGGATGCTTATGGTTGCGAATTCCCGGCGTTCTGTATTGCCTATCCTTCCTCCCGGGGTTAAGCTGGGGTCTGAGCTGGAGGCGCGGTCATGAAGCCTACGATCATCTATACATACGGACCCGAAGGGAATTGCCCAGTTCAGGCCGAGGGAACGATAGATGGGTATCCGTTCTATTTCAGGTCGCGCGGAGGACATTGGGCTATTCATGTAGCCAATGATTCCAGCGCCGGTGCTATTTACCGCGATGATTGCTGGACGCTTCGCGAGCTATACACCGGAGTTAATGCCGATGAGCCTACGCCTATGTATGGGCATATGGTTCAGTTCGGCGCGGGTTGGGCGCTACAGGAGGAATGCGTTGCGTTCATTGAGAGCGCGGCTATTGCATGGAAGGCGGAAAAACAAATGAAGTCTATATCTTAAGTAATTTGCATATGAAGAACACCATTGAACTCATTGGATACTACGGAGACGACAAGATTCACGCCCTTAGCGCGTGGACCTCTACGTCTAGGGACTTGAGCGCGGAGAAGGAGGCTAGGATTCCTGCGCTCCTGAAGATGCTCGCGGAGGCCGGGCATCATACGCCGTTTGAGAAGTCTATGCTGCATTTCCTTGTGCGATGCGATACCGCTTCCCATATCCATCTCCTAAAGCACAGAATTGGCGTTAGCATTAACGGGGAGAGCGCGCGTTACAAGGAACTCAAGGCTCCTACTGCGTATATCCCCGAGGATTGGCCTGAAAGCCTGCGTGCAAAACTGCATAGGCACTTCCATGCCTCTGAGGACTTTTACCACGAAGCCGTTGCGGAGTTAGAGGCTATGGTTGGCCGTAAGCGCGCGAAGGAGAGCGCGAGGTTCGTTCTCCCGTATGCGAACCAGCTTACGCTGGATGTGTCTTTTAACTGGCGCTCCTTCCATCATTTCTTGGGGCTCAGGAACAAGCCCGATGCACAGAAGGAAATCCGGGATATTGCATCTGAGATGCTGCGCTTGGTTAAAGAGATCCCCGGCGATCCCTTTAAGGATACTATCCGCGCGTTTGGGCATTAATGGACGCGCAGTGTAACAGGCAATATTTAGTCTCTTATGTGCCAAAAGCGCGGATAACAGGCTAAATGTTGTCGTTTATGCTTGACAACAGCACCTGTATCGCCTACTATAAGTGAAATGAGCGATATTATTCGCCGTAAGTAAATGCAGGAACAGAACCCCGAGCGCAACGAACTCCGTAAGCGGATTCGCGCGTCTGTGAAGGAGACTGCGGAATCCAGCACTAATGGGCGCGAGATAGAGACCCGAGACCCTAAGCTCGCTGTGCATGTAATCGAGCTTCGCGCAGAGGGGCACTCGTTTAAGGAAATCGCGAAGCGCACGGACCTTAATATCGAAACCGTGCAGCGTGTAGTCCGCACGCACCGGAAGGTAGTCGATGACCTTAAGGACGTAATGGCCGGAGAGGCATTCAATGACCTCTCAGAGGCGCGGGCGCTGTTCCGGCGTAAGGTGGGTCTTGTGGATGACGACGAGCTTAAGAAGACTCGTCTGGACCTTGTAGCTAAGACGCTAGAGATCACGCATAATAACTACCAAGGCTCTATTGGCGAAGGTGGCGGGATTAAGATCAATGTTCAAACTGGCCCTACGCTTGAGCAGGCTATGCAGGCTATCGAGGAGGCGAAGCGTATAGCGGACCAGCGGCTTCAGGAGAAGAAAGCGGAGTCCATTGATACATGAAACACAGTGAACCAGAAGAGGGAGCGTTTGGCGAAGAGGATAGCTTTGCTATTGGTGATATGGTGCGCTTTCGCACGGACCCCGCTGACAGCATAGGCATCATTACAGGTGTAGTCATTCGCCCCAGCGGAATCGCGCTTATTGTATCCTGCGCTGGAGAAGAACGCTTTGCGTATTCCTTTGAGCTTATGCGCTACGACGAATACGGGTTCAGCAGCATCGGCGGTAGTAATTAATGGCGCTTTCTTGGTCTAAGCACGCGCTTCTGAAGCCGCCTACGGCGGAACAGATGGCGGTGATGTCCCCTGCGCAGCTTCAGAGCATCTGGAAGACATACCACGACGCAATTAGGCTCTCTGAGTCCGACCCGTATCGCCACGGATTCGTTCTGGATAACTGGAAGCGCGGAGAAGAGCTTCTTTCGCAAGTTAATGAGTTGCTGGCGCTTGGCGGAAATCGCGCGGCGAAGACCGCGATGGGAGCGTGGATGATTGTCCGCGCTGCGATGAACAACCCCAATAGCCTTATCGTATGCTTCGCGCAGAACGCCGAGCTTAGTGTCCTTGTTCAGCAAAGCGCGGTGTATAAGGCGCTCCCTGCGGAGCATAAATCCAAAAACCTAGGCTCTCAGGAATACATCAGCTACACCTCGCAGAACGGCTTTGCTGGCAATTCCTTCATCTTGCCCAATGGCTCCCGCGTTCTGTTTAAGACGTATAGCCAGTTCAGCCAGAACAACACCGTCCTTGAAGGTCTTGAGCTTGGTTCATACGATCCTAAGGCTCCGAACATCGGCGCGTGGTGCGATGAATACCTCGGTGGTCCTGAGCTTATTAACACCCTTGTATTCCGTCTTGCCACGCGGAACGCAAAGATGCTTCTAACGTTCACGCCCATTGATGGTTACACAGAAACCGTTCGGCAGTATCTTGAGGGCGCGGAGACTATTGAGACCAAGGCCGCGGAGGCGCTGAATGGGATTCAGGTTCCGTATGTCCAGAAGTCCAAGAACAAGAACGCGTATATCCTGTATCTGCATACGAAGGATAATCCGTTCTCCGGCTACGAGCGCGTGTTGCAGGAGGCGAAGGCGAAGGACGAGTCTTGGATTAAGACGCGCCTATACGGCATTCCGACTAAGAGCATCACTACTCTTTTCCCGCGCTTTGATGTAAACATCAATGTCGTAGCCCCGGACAAGATTCCTACTACAGATGTAACGCGATACATGATTATCGACCCCGCCGGTCGTAAACCGTGGTTCATTGCGTGGATTGCCGTTGATAAGACGGATACGTGGTATGTGTATCGGGAGTTCCCGACCGAGGCTTGGGGTGAGTGGCGCGGAAATAAGTGGGCACCCGGAGAAGGTGCCAAGCCGCTCGGCTGGGGCGTAGCCGAATACGTGGATTACATCCTTTCCGTAGAGAAGGGCGAACGCATTGAGGAGCGCCTGATAGACCCTCGCATGGGACAGGCGAAATACAACAAGGGAATCGGGCAATCCTCGTTCATTGAGGACTTGGCTGATATGGGGATGACCTGTATTCCCGCCCCCGGCGTTCACGAGGAGGATGGATTGCAAGCATTGCAAGGAAAGATGGCGTGGGAGCACACGAAGCCCCTAGACGCCAGCAACCGCCCGCAGTTCTATGTTTCCAGCGCGTGCAAGAACATCATTTGGGCGCTTCAGGAATACACCGCGAGCCAAGGCCCCGACGAGCAAGCCAAAGATCCTATCGACGTGTGCCGCTACGCTGCGGTAGCCGAGATTCGCTACATTAACCCCAAGGATTTTAACCCCATAAACAACCGTAAAGGCGGATACTAATGAAGATTAAGATCACAGACGTAGCCAAGCAGCTTGAGTGCTCTATTGAGGACATCCAGCGCATCCAAGCCGAAAAGCTCACCGAGGACTACTACACCGGAAAGGGGAAGAATACTTGGTTCATCCCTGAGGCTGTAGAAATCCTTCGTATCGCGCTCGCGATTCCTGAGGCGCTTCCCGAGAAGCGTAAGGCGCAGATTATCGCCCCTGCGTATAACTCTAATTACGTATGGGCTGTGGTAGATGGCGTTCCGGGGAAGGTTCCTGTATGCATCCCGCGTAAATACAGGGACCGCTTTCTCCCGAAGCCCGGAATCCGCGCTAAGGGCATCACGGTTGATGTTATCAAGGACGACAAAGGCGTCTCGTATCGCTATGCAGTTGGAGCCTAATCCGTGGCTCATTCAAGGAGACTGCCTAGAGCGCATGTCCGAGATACCGGATGGCTCCGTGGACATGGTGCTTTGCGATCTGCCCTATGGCACAACTGACTGCAAATGGGACTCCGTGATACCGTTCGAGCCCCTGTGGGCGCAGTATCGGCGCGTATGCAAGCGCAACGCTGCTATCGTGCTGACAGCTTCGCAGCCGTTTACGACCGTGCTGATAAACTCTAACTTCGCGGATTTTAGATATGCAATGGTGTGGGATAAGGGCACCGTCACCGGATTCGCACTCGCCAAATCGCGCCCGCTAAAATGCCACGAAGACGTTTGCGTGTTCTATCGGGAGCAGCCAACTTACAACCCGCAGAAAACCAAGGGCAGGCCGAACAACGCACAGACAAGTGGGAACAAGCCTACGGATGAGATGGCGGAGCGCAATGGGTCGCAGCCCACGATGAAGAAGAGCGTCTCAGACGTGAGTGGGGACAAATACCCGCTGAGTATTATTTACGAAAAGCGCGGAGGCCCGACTACCCTGCAACACCCCACCCAGAAGCCCGTCGCCCTGATGGAATATCTCATCCGCACCTACACCAACGAGGGTGAGACGGTGTTGGATAGCACGATGGGCAGCGGCACAACTGGCGTAGCCTGCGCGAATACAAATCGTCGCTTTATCGGGATAGAGCGCGATACCGAGTATTTCAAGATAGCAGAGAACCGAATTAAAGACGCGTATGCAACCCTCATTGCAGCCTAAAGACGACATCACGGCTAGTGAAACATGGCAGAATGAGCAAATCGACCGCTTGCTCGCTTGGGAGACCCTACAGCGCGCAGTAAAGAGCGCGGTTACGGGTCAACCCCCGGAGCCTGTAGATGCAACGGAGCTTTGTGATAGCATTGGAGTAAACAAGGGCTACGCCCATAACGTATTACTCACCGTTCGCGAAAAACTAAATGCAAAGTGAAGAAATCCAAGAGTCTCTGACCATTCTGGCCAAGGAGCCCGATGTTAATGTGCTTCGCTTTGCGTTTGAGCAGGCAGAGACGGACCTCTCGGTCTATTTCGACCTCTGCCGGCGCTCATACGATACCCGACGGAACTACTGGCCGGGTAAAGCGCGCGACCTCCGTAAGCACGGCGCAGATGCGTTCCCTTGGGACGGAGCCAGCGATTCCGAGGCGCATGTAGTTGACGAGCGTATCACGCGCCTTGTCGCGCTTTGTATGACTGCCCTTGGGCGCGCGAATATCCAAGCGGAGCCTGTGGAGGGTAACGACCTCGCCCGCGCGCGTGTCGTGAGTAACTTCCTGAAGTGGATGACGACTTCAGGCTACATCCCCCGCCTGCGCAAGGAGCAGGAGCTTGCCGCGCAGTATCTCTTTGAGCGCGGGATGATTATCACATACGTCGGATGGCATAAGGAGGACCGCACGTATCTCCAGAAATTCGACCTCGCTCAAATCGCGCAGCAGCAGCCTGAACTCGCGAATGCTATCCTTACCGGTGCAGCGGACGAGCAGATTATCAGCATGCTTCAGCAGGCGTATCAGGGTGTGAACGAGAAGCGCGCCATTAAAGCCCTTGCTACGCTCCGAAAGGACGGATACGCCGAGATTCCGGTAGTGCGCCGCCAAGTGGACTGCCCTTGCGTAAAGACTCTCGCTCCCGATGGCGACTGGTTCTTCCCTGCATACGTAACGGACCCGCAGAACGCCCCGTATGGCTTCTGGCGCGTGTATATGACCGCGCAGCAGCTACGGAATAAGATTAGCACCGATGGCTGGGACGCGGATTGGGTCGAATACGTCATTGAGCACTACCGAGGCATCAACACTCAGAGCATCGAGCGCGAAATCACGAATCGCCGAAACGTAACCTACACGGAGTTCAACCGTAATTCCGAGGAGCTTATCGAAGTCATTCATGCGTATCAGCGCCTTATCGACGAAGAGGACAACGCTGAAGGCATCTATGAGACGGTATTCCACCGCTCTATGGCCGGAAAGGCCGAGATTGGCGTAAAGCCGTATGCGAAGTTCGAGCTTCTGAACGGCTACGAGGACTATCCTGTCGTTGTTACGCGCCTATTTGAGGACACTAAGCGCCTGTATGATGCGCAGACGATCCCCGACAAGCTCCGTGGCATTCAGGACATCATTAAAGCCGAGCGCGATAGCCGTATTGACCGCAATAGCATGGCTACGCTCCCTCCGCTTATGCACCCGGTGGGTATGGCCCCCGCGCAATGGCGTCCCGGTGGCTTTGTTCCGTATCGCCGCGCTGGTGAAATTCAGTTCGGTCCCGCGCCTGCGTATAACCCGGGCTCCGTCGAGATGGAGAACAACATGCAGCAACAGGCCGATAGGCTTGTTGGCTTGGACCTAGAGAACCCCATCAGCACGACTGTTCAGCAATACTTCGTTAACAAGTTCTTGCAGCATAACGCTGAAGTCCTGAAGTCCGCATGGAAGGCGTTCCAGCGATACGGCTCCGACAAGATGTTTTTCCAAGTCACCGGAGTTCCGGACCCGATGGAAATCACGAAGGGGAACGCGGAGGAGGACTACGACGTTATCGTGAACTACGATGTTCTGAATAGCGACCCCGATACCCTGAAGGCGCGCTTGCAGAGCATGGTGGAGCTTGTGCAGTTGGACCGCAACGGTCGTATCAACGTAGACGCCCTGCTGGATTCTGTCGCCGCGAGCATTGATCCTATCCTTGCCGGAAAGATTCTTATCCCTGCCGAGGAGGCGCGCGATAAGATCGTGAAAAACGTCACCGATGACCTCAGTAAGATCTTCAGCGGTATCGAGGTTCCCGCGCGTCCGAACGGCGCTCAGGTAGCCATAGAGATTATCCAGCAATACGCTACGCAGCCTGACATCGCCGCTCGCCTACAGAGCGATCCTGCGTTTGCTGAACGACTTAACAAATACAACCAACAATACGTTATGACCGTGGTTCAGCAACAGAACGCCGTCGTTGGCAAGCTCGGAACCCAACCCGCCAGCGTAGGCGCAGTTGATACCCAAGCCGCGCTCGCTTAATACACATGAGCCTAGAGAAAGACATCGCCTTCTTGTCCTCGTATTCGCAATTCGCGAATCTCCTACGGAGCGTAAAGGAGTCCCGTGAGGCTTACATCCGCGCCCTGCATCAAGCGGACACGAATACTATCCAGCAAATCTCCGGGCGAATCCTCGCTATAGACGAAATGCTGGACCTCTGCAACGCGGAGCAGGTTATTCTACGTCATAAGGACGCCCCCGTAGCGCAGTAGGATCGGCATGTTAGAATACGTTTATCGCCCCCGCTTGGGCGTTAACAAGCGTATCTAATATGTCCGAAAGCACTACCACGGAGACCGCCGCCTCCTCTAACGCTGGCGATAAAGAGAGCATATCCGCTGAAAGCTGGGTATTTAAGCGCGAAAAGGAATTGCAGGCGCGAGCCAAGACTCCCCCCTCGCAGGTTCCCGCTACCCCTAAGGAAGAGAAACAACCGGAGGCTACGCCCGAGGTTCAGGAACCGAGTGCCAAAGAACAGCACGAGGAACCTAATGCTTCTGAAGGTGAAGATGTTCTTTCAAAACTAGGTATAGACTCCCAAGAGAAACTGGACGCAGTTATCGAGGCGCTTACGAAGCAGGACGGCAACAAGTCTCGCCTTCTGGCTAGGCTTAATGAACTGAACGCGGATCGTAAGGCGCAGAAGACGCGCGCTCAGGAACTCGAAGAGGAACTTAAGCGTATCAAGTCCGAATCGCCGAAGCCTACGGAGCAGAATCCATACGCCAAGATCAAGAGCGCGAGCGAGATTGAGTCCCTAGAGACTCAGGCCGCAGAGGCTCTGGACTGGGCGGACGATATTCTCGCCGTAAACGAAATGTCCGGTGCCAACGATCCTGTTTACGACCGCCAAGGGAACCCCGTTCTCGTGGACGGAAAGCCGTGGACAAAGATTATGGTCCGGGATGCCATGCGGAACGCGAAGAACGCGCTCGCGAAGCATCTCCCTGCGCAGCGGAAGGCTATTGAAGCTGAATCCAAGCGCACGGAACTGGGGAAGGCTCTCATGGAGCAGGCTACGAAAGAACTTCCGTGGCTCTCTCAGGAGAACGACCCAGTTAAGGCGAAATACGACGCGTTGCTTAAGGACGTGGGTATCGAGGCTATCGAGAACAGTGTTCCCGATGCCGCGCCGCGCCTTCGTCACGCCCTCGCTCACGCCGCCAATAGCCTGTATGCGCCTAAAGTCGTAGCAGGTGGCGTTCAGGGGAAGACTCCTAGTATTAAACCTCCGTCTAATCCCGGCTCCGGGGCTGCGAAAAGCAGCTCACCTGAAGCCCGCATGAGCGCGAGCCTGAAAGAAGCCCTACAGCGATACCAGAAATCAGGTAGTCCCGAGGATTACGTCACTCTCCGAACCCTTCAACAATCCCGTGTATAATCACGAGGATAACCAAAACTAGTTAACTACTATGTCCTTTAGCAATACTTACGACACCACGAACCCCGGTTCTGGAGTCCTTAATCGCGAGCAGCTCATGGACGAGCTGACGATCCTTGCTCCGCAGGAAACCCCTGTGCTTTCGAGCCTGAACAAGAAGAAAGCCACCGCTACCTACTTTGAGTGGGGCGTCGATAAGCTCTCTACTCCCAGCACCGCCGGTGTTGTCGAGGGCTCCGATGTTACCTCGTTCACCGATAAGTTCGCCGGTCAGGCGCGTCTTGGTAACTACATCCAGACCTTCCGCCGCGACTACATGGTCTCTACGCTCCAGCAGGCCGTGGATTCCGTCGGTCCCGCGCGCATCGCCCGCGCCGAGATGAAGTCCATTAAGGAACTCAAGCGCGACATCGAGGCTACCCTTCTCTCGGCTAACGACCGTCAGGCTGGCACCGAGGCCCTTCCCTACAAGACTCGTGGTCTTGGTTCGTGGATTGACTCCGCTGGTCCTTCGGATGTTCCCTCCGCGTATCGCACGCCCTCGGGTAGCATTTGGGCCTCCGGCACCTTCAACGAGACCGCGCTTAACGGCCTCATCACGAGCATCTATCGCGTCACCGGCAATACCAACAGCCTTACGCTGGTCGCCGATACTGCTCTCCGTCGCGTTATCACGGACTTTGCCCGCACCTCTGCCTCTACGGATTACTCCGTGCGCAAGGTGAACTACAACGGCTCGTCCGCTGAAATCAAACTGATGGTCGAAATCTATCAGAGCGACCACGGTATGGTTACTATCGTGAACATGAACCCGGATTGCGCCCCGGATACCACGAACAAGGACACCGGCTACCTCATCAACAACGAATACGCCGCTATCGCTGAACTCATCCCCCTGACTTCCACCCGCCTCCCGAACCTCGGTGGTGGCGAGCGTGGCTACGTCGAGGCTACCTTGGGCCTTGAGGTCGCGCATCCCGGCGCTCACGGCAAGATCACCTCCCTCACCTAATAGGAGAACAACAACATGGCTAAACTTACTGTCAATGAGCGCGGCGGCGGTCTTACGGACCGTATCGTCTTGGACTTCGCCGAGCTTCAGGCTATCGGCAATGGTGGCACCCGTCAGATTGCTACTATTCCCGCTGGTGGCTTCGTGGAACTCGCTGCGGTTGTGAACTCTGTGGATATCGTGGGATCTAGCTCCCTCGTTATCGACGTTGGAACCACTCTTGCGGACCCCGACGAGTTCATCAACTCCTTGGACGTGGACGCGATGACCGTCCTGCTCCCGACCATCAACACCGGCGACCAGTTCACCGCTGGCACCACGATTAGCACCACCGGTCTTACGCAAGGCGTCAAGCCCGTGTCCTCGGATACCCCTGTGTATATCAAGGTCACGGACTCCGCCATCGCGTCTATCACCGCTGGCGAAATCGTTATCGGCCTCCGTATCGTCTCTACCCTCTAAGGATAGAGCTACTGGGCACCTCCTTCGGGGGGTGCCCTTTTTTGTGCCTACACAAATGCACGCGGCGCTCTGTGCTACGATACGTGAGTATGCAGTTCATCATTAAGAGTCCAGAGATTACCGACGAAATGGTTGACGCGGAGATGCGTAAAGAAATCCGCAAGAGCATCAAGGAAGAGGTTATCGGCAAGGAGAAGGAGCGCGAAATCATGGCTGCTGGCGTCGTGAAGGCGATGAAAGACGACAAGACGCACCCTGTTCTCGGTAAGCGCGTAGCTGTTATGCCCGCTGAGGACTACTTCCGTCTCGTGAAGAAATACGGCTCCGATGAAGTAGCGAGCAAAGAGTTCCTGCAATACTTCCAGAAGCGTTTCCCGAGTCTCACTCCGAATAAAATCTAAGGATGAAATACCGCACGTTCTCAGACTTGCTGGATGGCGTAAAGGCGCTGCAAGGCGTAGCGAGCTACACCACAGCCGAGCAGACGCGCGTAGTATCTTTGCTGAATCGCCGCCTAAAGGACGCATATGACACCTCCCGCGTATGGCCGAGGTATCTTGTAGGTGGAGAATCGCGCTACATGGACTCGGACCAAGTAGTAGCATATGAGCAGGATAGCGCAGTTGTCGTGTCTGGCGCTGGAACTGACGATGCAAATGGGACTTATCAGCCAGTAGATGAAGTTAATGGAGCAATCCAATATTACAAGGATGGAGATACGGACTCTTATCGCATATACTTCGATGGGGATGTGTGGATAGTGGCAAGCCCTACAGAGGATCTGTATGCGTCAACTACAGGGGGCTCACCTCACCCTTGGTTGGATGATTTCAGTGAAGTAAGCTACGCAGGGACGGCTCCAGCCCCCACTGTTACAGAAGGTGTTCGCCGCGATGTCTCTGAGTTCATCCGCATTCACCGCACGCGCCCGTATTTCAATAACTCAGCATACGAATACACGTTCTTTGTGGATTCAGCAGGCGCGCATGTAACGAATGTCTCTCCTAGTGGCGAATCCGTTGCATACGTGACGTATAAGGCGGAATGGGATGGTCCATACGCTTCAGACGCTACCACTGTCCCAGAGGAGTTCTCAGCTTACGCAATACAAGCCGCGTATGCGGATATACTGCGTCAGGTTGGAGACGTAGAGAAAGCGCAAGTGGAGGAGCGCGCCGCCAGCGAACAACTCGCGCTAGAATGTATGCGGGTAGAGCAACTGGCTAACAACGCTATTCTCGGAACCCGCATCCAAAGTCACCTTAGTCAGCAATCCCGTTATTACTAATCATGCCCGCAGTATCCGTAACTAACCTATATCCGACGCCTACAAATGGCGCTACCGATCAGCGGCTTACCGTTGATGGAACTGTTGGCGGAGTTCAGTTCGCCAGCACCTTTAGCACTTCCTCTCGTTATGTCGTGCTGGACGTTCAGGACGCGGACGTTATGGTGACTTTTGACGGCTCCGCGCCTACTAGCACCAATGGACATCGCCTGCCTGCCTTTACGTCTTATACGTGGCATGTGAACACAGCGCGCGTGGCTAAGTTCATTCGCGCTACCGCTACTTCTGGCGTCGTGCATGCGTCGGAGTTCACGGATTAAGGAATGAGTTCAGAATATGTAGCTTCAGCGGTAAACACGCTAGGTGGTCCATTTGGCGGGGACTGGAACATTCTGCGCGGCTCAGCAAGCAACCGCGGAAATCCGCTTGGTCTTGCGCTTGACCTAGATTTTGCGACTACAAAGGCCATTGACGCGCGTATTACGTTTACTCGCGCCTCCTCTGGAACGTATATCGACTCCTCCGGCGCGCTTCAGACCGCAACGACGAACACTCCGCGCTTTACGCACGACCCCAGCACCCTGCAATCGCTTGGGCTTCTTATTGAGGACTCCAGGACGAATATCCTACTGAACTCCGCAACGCTATCCACGCAGACAGTTACCGTAACTGCTACGCCGTATACGCTTTCATTTACAGGGACGGGGACAGTTACCCTTACTGGCGTCAGCACGGCTGGACCTCTTGTCGGAACTGGAACTGGCGAAGCGAATCGTGTTAGCCTTACGTTCACGCCTACAGCGGGCTCCCTTATTGTAACAGTAACCGGAACGGTTACTAATGCGCAGCTTGAAGCGGGCTCATTTAGAACCTCATACATCGCCACTACCGGAACATCGGCCACCCGTTCAGCGGATGTAGCTACGATGACCAGCACGAACTTTAGTTCTTGGTTCAATGCGACCGAAGGAACTTTCGTTACTTCTGGTTTTGTTGCAAACGCAGCTACTGCAACACTGCTTACAGTTGATGATGGGTCACTAAACAACCGTATGTATATACAGGGTGAAACGTCTTCTCTCGCGCGTGGGACAGTCGTTACATCGGGATCTACTGTTTCTAATCTTTCCGCATCAAGCACGCGGAGTGTTATAGCTGCTATGTCATATAAGCTGAATAACTTTGCATTTTCAGCATCTAACGCAACTCCATCTACCGACACATCCGGCACCCTTCCTGTTGTTGATCGTATGCGGATAGGCGCAGCTCCCATTTCTGGCTTTAACACAAATGGGCCTATTGCCAGAATTAGGTTCTATCGTCGCGCGCTTCCTGTTGCCGTTCAGATGCTCTCTGCGCTATGACCTCAGACTACACGCTTAAATTCCCGAGCGAGGCGGAATCCTTCTCTGTGGCTATTGCGCTTGATGCTGTTACGGATACCCCCGGTGGTCCTGTTCTGGTTAGATTTACGGATCGTTACGCTATTGATGTCATTGGCGAGGTTCCCGGAGTTCCGGGGTGGCATGTGAATCTACGTATTCTGGACGGAACTGAACTGCCTTCTGAGGTTCATCCGTATGTCGTTACCCCTGAGCATCCATTGAGGGTTTGGGCATGAATGCGTTCCGTGACTTCCCTTGGCGCGCATTGGTCATTACCGTAGCTCTGCTTTTTATCGCTATACTGTGTCTAGGATGTCAGACGGTAAACAAGAAAAGCTACGGAAAGCCTGTAGACAACACGGGGACTATAACCTCGCAGGCGAAGAAGGACCAATCAATCCTAGGAAGCGCGGATACAATCGACGCCCTCGTAAAGCCTGCTCCGGAGCCGATACCGGAGCAGGTGAAGGCGGAAACGAACGCTATACGTGCGGCCATTCAGGCTGCGCCTGCGGCGGATGTAGAAAAAGCGCTGAAGTCAACTGAGGCTAAGGTCGCTGAAGTCCAAGCCGCGCTGGATAAGACTACAGAGAAGCTACAGAAGGCGGAGGAAAAGGGTAGCCTCGCTATCC